CGATTTGCGAACCTCCGCAGCGTATTTTTCCAATGTGCTGAATCGGTGCGCCACATTCAAAATTGGCTTGCGCTCAACATAGGCATCCGATTCCGAATCGTATCGGTAAATGCGAATCAATGCCGCTGGGTCATCTTCCGTTCCTTGAACGACGAATCCGGAATCTGCTTCCACTTCGCCATTCTTTTCAACTTGAATGATTCGGCCGTATGCATTGCCGCCCGATGAACTCCAACGCACAAAATCACCAACCGCCAATTCGTTTGGTTCGGCACGTTCTTCCGATTTTGATTCCATTTCAATATCCTCGCCCATTTCGCCTTTGCCAAATGTGATGACGATTTCGTCGTCGGTTTCAACAACCGATTTGATGTGTCTTTCGTTCTTATTTTCTTCCATTTCTTCCAATGTTCTTTCGGCCCAACGCAACATTTCGTCACCGCCCCATGCGGCGTACATTACCGAACCGCAAATCTCTTTTCCATCTTCATCAAAAAACGCCCCTTGGTCATAAACCTTGGCGCGTGATAAAAACGAAAAAATCCGTGGCAATCTATCGTGTGAAACGGGTTCCCGATTCGCCAAAATAGATGCAGTTCGCCAACCTACGGATGTGCCACAATCGGAATCGTGTTCCTCGCGGTGTTTTAACGCTCTTTTAGCGTGTTCCGTTGCGGCTTTAGGATAATCACTCCACGGCATCGTTTGCGTCGTTTTGTGTGGCCCCTATTTCCGTCATGTTCAATGGTTGCAAATACGCGTCACCATTTTCAATCGGTGCCATGTTTTCCATCTTACGAACATCGTTTGCCGATATCCATCCCCATTGACGTCCTTTTGTGTAGGCTTCATATCTCGAACGGATGTCGCCACGCAACAATCCATCCATATTGAAACGCACATAATAGTCGGAATCACCAACAAACAATTTGCGGTTCAATTCCGATTCCCATCGTTTTACCCAAGGTAAAATCGTGTTTCGTTGGAACATAATTCCTTGCTCCTCGACGTTGGCACGCGTGGATGAATTTTCCATGCTTCCCAAATATGCCAATGGAATGCGGAAAAATCTTGCGATATCTTCCACACCAAATTTTCTTGTGCTGATGAACTGCGATTCTTGTGGACTGATGGACATTTTTTCCACCTTCATCCCTTCTTCCAAAATCGCCGTTTTGTGTGCGTTATCCAATCCCGCGTTTCTTTGGGTCCAAGAACGAATCAAACGTTTGTAGGCTTCATCACTTAATCGACCCGGATGTGTCAACACCGCCGAAACGTTTGCACCATTTCCAAAGAATGAACCACCGAATCGGTCGGCCGCTAATCCAAGGCCGATGGATTCGCGTGCGGCTTCCAAAACTGATTTCCCAACGATTCCGTCAAAACCCAATCCAACGATGTGGAGCATTTCCGAATCATCGAATGTTTCTTTTCCGTCTACTTGATAGAACTTTTCGTCTTTGTAGACTTTCACTTGAACGCGGTCGGGGTGAATCGGAATCAATTGCAATGGATTCCCAGCACCATCGCGTTTGATTGCGATGAATGCGTTGCCGTGCAAACACAAATGTGCTTGACACGTTTCGCGGAATGTGAAATCCGTCATCATCGCATTTGGATGATGAATCAATTTGTTGATGGGGTGTGCTTCTGCATCGATGACAACGCCGTCGGTTGTCTGCTTTACCGACCAAGGCAATGTCGCCATGGTTTCGGAAATAACACGAACGGCACCGAAAACGGCGGATAATTGCATCGCAGTTGTTTCCGTGATTGCAATTCCCGTTTTGGATTCATTGTCCGCGAATAGCCAATCGGCTGGATTCGACAACGACGTAGATGGGCGGTTTGGATTGTTTCTAAACGCGCCCAAAATGCGCCCGAACAAGTTTTGATTTTCGGCCATTCGGTTGAAAATGATTGTACAATATCAATTGCAATGTACACCATCATTTGCAACAACCAAAAAAAATGGGGACGCAACCACGCGTCCCCACCAACCAAAAACAACCATGCGTTAGAACAACGCGTGATTTTCCCTAAATGGGTTTGTGAATGGCAACGTTTCTTTTCAAACGCTCATTCAATGCCGACCGACTGAATGACACAAAAGATGTGCATTCTTTTAATATCACACCTTTGTGTGAAATCGATTCGACCAAAAATTCTTTTCCCGTTCGCGTCATTTCAATGATGTCGCCAACGCTGATGTCATCAATAGGTTCCATTGTTCGGAAATATACTGAATCATTTGGCGTGTTTGAAAACATAATTCGAATATTTAATATGTGGTGACAATTGTTGTTTCACGGCAATCGGTCCAAATTATTTTTGCTTTAACAAAATAACTCGTGCCACTTGAAAAAACCCCTCGTGATGTCTTTTTTCTTTCGGGACAATCTAATCTGAATCGACAAAGGCGTTTGCCGTTTTTTAAAAAAGATTCATCGATTTCGATGACCCTTCCAACAACACCCGAAACGCGTATTGTTTGCCCAATCTTTACTTCTTTTGCTTGAATTTTCATAATGGTTGTTTTTGGTCGTTGGTTCATTCCAACACTTCAAATCTACACCTATTTTTCGAATTAACAAATTGTGAGCAAGAAAAAAACAATTTTTTTTTAATTATCTCCATAATGCGTCACATCAGCACGAAAAACATTGATGATTTCCCCATCAATTAGGACGCGGATGATGTATCCATCGCCCGTTTCTGCCATCCACGGCGTCAATCCCAATTCAAACAACGCCAATCCCAAGCGTCGCGCATCTTCTAAATTCATCATAGCATTCGAATTCCTTGTGTTTCATAGGTAGATGTGGACGAAACATCCTTGTTTTCCATCGTCATCATCTCCCCCAATGCCATAATCATTGCAATGACACCATCGATTTTGTCGCCCGCCTTGGCTTTTGAGAATTTAATGTTCTCCGCGTCGTCCTTTTTTGTGACGACATTCGCCACCATCCACCGCAACATCCCGTGGCCGCCGTGGTGCAACAATCGTTTTTTGACCAATATCTCCGCATTCTTAATCGGTGCGGTCATCGATATAAACCCCTGACCGAATGGGTCCATTGTGATGCCATCTTCCGTCAGTTGTTGAACCAATGAATTCGAATTCCATCTATCATAGGCCACCGATTGAATGTCGAATATTTCAGCGCATTCGGTGATGGTTCTTTTGATGACATTGTAATCCGTGGAATTCCCTTCCGTCACAATCAATTCGCCATTGGTGACAAATTTGTCATATGAACCACCCGTTTGATTCCGACGTCTTTCAACGGCGGCTTCACTAACGAACAATCGCGGAACCACCTTGATGGATTCGTCGTCCATTGGAAAAATCATCACGAATGCCGTGACATCTTCCGTTGCCGCCAAATCTAATCCCGCATAACATTTGCGGCCTTTCAATTGTGCCAAATCAACATCGCCACTTGATTGCATCCATTCGTCGTCGGCAATCCATGAGGCCAACGAATTGACCCATTGATTCAAATGCAGTTGACGGAATGCGATTTCACTTGACGGCAATGTCTTGGCCTCGCGTGCCATCTTCTCAAAATATTCGGGCTTGATTGAGATTCCAAAATTGGGGTTTGCCTTTTTCCAAACCGCTGGGTCGTGGATGTCGTCATCTGCATCCGCTTCATATATCAACGGCAAAAATGTGTTGTCATCGATGACGCCTTCGTTCACCTTGCGGCCATACGAATACAATTCATGGCAAATGGAATTCGTATCGAATACGCCCGCCGTGGTGATTGCAATCATCAATGGTTGCGAACGCGCACCCATCGATGTTGCCATCACATCCCACAATTCGCGATTCTTCGCCGTGTGCAATTCATCGTAAATGACCGCGGAGGCATTCGCCCCGTGCAACAACCCAGCATCGGCGGCGACCGCTTTCAAAAATGAATTGGTGCCGTTCAACACGATTGAGTTTTGATAGGTCTTGCAATTCTTTGTCAAAATCGCCGAATTGCGAACCATTTGTTTGCAGACCTCGAACACAATCTTCGCTTGGTCGCGTGATGATGCACAACAATAGATTTCCGCGCCTTGTTCTTTTTCAACGAACAAAATCGCCAATGCAATGGCCGCCGATAAATTCGATTTTCCGTTCTTCCTCGGAATCTGCACATATGATGTGCGATACTGACGCAACCCGTTATCATTCATTGTGCCGAACAAATCGTGAATGTAGTCCTTTTGCCATTGTTCCAACATAAATGGTTGGCCAGCCAAATCACCTTTGACGTGCGTGCAAACACGTTCAATGAAATTGATGATTCGGTTTGATTTTGTTTCGTCGTGGTACATTATTCCAATAAATCTTCCAATGTTTCAATCTTCTCTTGCGTCTCAATCTTGGCGCGTGATGATGCGGTTAATCCGAATTCAATCATCATGCGTTTGATTTTGTCCCACGCCGTGTTCATCATTGTCACCTCCGGACGTGGACGCCACATCATATCGCCTTGCGCGGTGGTGGTTGCGTATGTCGGGCCTTGCTCTTTGACAACGGCGCGTGCCGATTGGTAATCTTCCCAAGCATCGGCCAACATCTGCAATGCCATTGCATCGACTTCAGCGACAACACCAAGGTCATCCAATTTCGTGACCAACCATTTGAATGTTTCGTCGGCCGACTGGATTGCTGGGGCCGTTGGTGTGCCATCTGCTTTTAATCTATTTTTGTGACGGCTTGCGTCATATGTTCCTTGCGCTTTCAACAACGCGGTTGGCTTTGGTTTTCTTCCTTTTCCCATGTTTAAAACATTTGTATTTGTGTGTTCGGTTGATATGACGCGTCATATTTTATATTTTCTCCTTTTGGATATGGTTGCACATCGTATGGCATCAATTTCATCATCTGCTTTTTGTCTCGCTTATCTGCTACAAAAAAGAAATATCGGTGTTTGCGTGGGCGTTCTTTCATATACAATTTGTCCCCGAACTTTTCTTTCAACCATTCAACACGATTTTCTTTTCCTCTTGACAAATCAAAAATTGATGCGCCATGCAAATGTTCCATTCCTCGGACATAATAATCCTTAAACTTTGCGCTCAATCCCGTGTATAAAAAATTTGTTGCTTGGTAAATGAACCCGTGATGATTTTGCGATGTGTCAGCATACGACACAATCACCATCGGTTTCGGAATCATCTTCAATGTTTGCGATACAAAAAATGATGTGGCGTTTTTTGGCAAATCATCATTTGTCACCAAACGATTCAATTCCATCAATTTAAAATCTCCAAACAATGAACGCAAGACGTGTGAAACGGGCGTGGCATAAGTGCAAACGCCAACCATCTGCAACCCATCAAATAATCCAAACGCAAATTCAATTGGCGGAATTCTTTTGGCGTAATGCTTAAACAAAAGCCATTCGCGGCAATCGTGATGCGTTATTGTTTTGACTTTTAATCCTTTCATTTTGTTAAAAATTTAACAACGTGTTTCATATTTGACTTTTATTGCCTCAAAAATGCGGTCGTGTTCGTTTTGT